AGCATCGCCTTACCTTGTGGAATAGAAATACCTGTACCAGCGGCGGTCTTGAGTGTTATAGCACGGGAACTGCCCGTGTTGTTTTTGGCGATGTAAATCTTAGAAAGCGTAGGGCAAATAACAATACCATTGTCGGTAAGCGCAGTTCCTGAATCTGTGAACTCCAGCATCGCACAGCGAGATTCGGCAGTGAGGCCGTCCGCAGTAGTTAATGTATGTGAGTTAGCCGTCCACGAGTTGATAACCGCACGCCCTGCGACGGCTTGTTCAATCATAGAAGTGATGTTGTCGTTAACTACATCCCCCCATGTGCCGCTAAGTTCTCCCTCTACAGGAAGAGCAAGTTTAAGAATCGGTGTATATTGCGTTGTCATTTAATTAACCTCATGCGGCTATAGCCTCCCAATCTGGAGTCTGTTCTCTTGACACGTTACCCCAAGAAGGCGTTTGAGTGCCACTAATATTTTGCCAGTTAGGGTCTTGATTGTCATCAATTTCTCCCCAAACATTAACTCCGCCAACAAATCCTGTTGTTTGAACACCTGCTACAACAACATCTGCGTTAGCTTTAGCTACTACAGTACCTAGTTGTGTTTGTCCATAAACTCCAGTTACCCGCTCTACTATACCTAATTTTACAAAGACAGTGCCGATTGTACCTGTAGCTGATAGCCCAGAAACCGCCACATTTGCGTCGGAAGTAGTAGAGACGGTGCCAACGGCTCCAGTTGCGCTTACCCCTATAGGGTAGATATTTGCAGTGCCCGTAACAACTACGGTGCCAACATTGCCAGTGGCGCTAACCCCTGACGGATATACATTTGCTCCAGCAACTACTGCTACGGTACCAACAGCGCCTGTAGCTTCGTTACCTGTTACCGCTACATTAGCCTCGGCAACTACGTTTACTGTCCCTATATTACCAGTAGCTTCAAGCCCTGATGGTTGGACAGTAGCCGCTCCACTAACAGAAACGGTTCCTAAAACCCCAGTAGCTTCTACACCATTCGGGGAAACATTTGCTTTAGCGACAACAGATACAGTACCAACTGCGCCTGTAGCTGAAACACCATCAACTTCTACTACTATAAGGTCAGTGCCCCAAGAGCCTTGGCTCCAAGCAGCTCTACCCCAGCCTACGTATGTAGTAGAAGACGGCATTTAATCACCCTAAGCAATCCTGATAATAGCGTCAGACGCGTTCGCGGTTGGGAACTGAATAGTAAAGTCACCCGCCGTAGACGTTTTATCTGCGCCAAAATCAAGAACCGCAACAGCAGGATTAGTCCCGCCTGATTGGTAAATTAACGCCCCGCGAGCAGTAATAGTTGCTGTAGCCCACGTAGTGTCTGCAAAATCCAAATATGCTGTGGTGCCAGAAGTAGTAGGCGCTACAACTGTTAGGGTGTTACCCCCTGCTGTGTACCCTGTACCAGATACTTCATTGGTTACACTATACACTGTAGTAGTTGCACCAAGGGTAGCTGCACTAGTATACAAAGCGATTTTAAATGTTTGTGACGTATCTGAACTGAAATCCATCTCGCCATCGAGAAGGGCCAGTTTAAAAGAAGTACACATTGCCTGCGAAATTGCCATTTTTTATCTCCTAACTTACTGTACTGGGACGCGGACTTGACCAGAACGATACGCGTCTTCTCTAAGTTTACCGTCCCCAAGATTTTTGAGTAGTTTAATTGCTTGGACATACAGTCTTTCGTACATCTGAACAACGTCTTGCTCACCCTTCATAAAACGAACTGCCTGAACAAGCGCCCCGTTTAATAGCGCAGAATCAAATTCGTCACCTAACCACGTAGTGCCAGCGGTAACAATAGACTCTGGGTAGTACCCATAATGTAGTTCCATAGTGTAACCACTATTAGGAGTTGGGCCAAGGATAAACGAATCGTCGTCAAAATATGCGTAATGCTTCGGCAACCCAGTAGATGTAGGAGTTGGATACGCTTCGCGGATAAAATTGACGTCTTTATTCAAAAGGAAGTGATACTCCCCCGAATCATCAATAACAGCTAAGGAATAAGACCAAAGAAAGTCTGACGGAATAGATAGATACTTGTTGCTAGAGGTTAGCGTGCCAGTAACGTTCTTCCGCAACGCAGGAATCTGAACTGTGTTATATATAGTCTGCTCAGCTTGTTGCGTGAACATAGCGAGCTGGTCATCTGTGAAAGTAGTTTCACAAATGTCTTGGATGTCTATTTTCAGCTCGGTATAATCCATGTTTTACGCCATTGGCCCGCGAGCCATAGTCCCTTTTGTAGCTGCACCAGTACCACGAATTTTAATACCCGTAGTTTTAACCCCTTTCATATCAGGCTTAGGGCCGTGTCCACAGGGGCGCACGCCTTTATCCTTGATAACTTTTACTTCTTTCATCCCAAAAACATTCATTTTGTTACTCCTACGTAATGTTTATCGTAACTTGGCCTATATATCCAGTACCAAGTAACGTGTTAGGGGTTAATCCGTATGGATCACTCCCCCCACCAACAGGGTTCCAACCCCATTGAATGTCTCTACTGCTTTGGTTCCCTGATACCCCAAGGCTTGTATCCACTCTAGGATTGCGAATAGCTTGCGGGTCGTCTACAGGGAACTCTCCCAACCGTAGCTGTGGTTGATCGGGATTCCAACATTCTTGACACGCTTTTATATTCGTGTCTCGACCTTTAACAATAAGGCTACGCAACTCGCGGAGTTTGTATTCAAATCCGCAAACATCGCAAAGTGCGAGGGCCTTACGAGCTGACGCAAACCTATTGCCCATCCTACATCCTACCTATTCTAGGCACAAATCGTGCGGAGGTTTTTTCCCTGTCTTCCCCAGCAGCCAGTTCAAACTGTTCTTCGTATGCTTGTTTTAGCATAGGAATGCGTTCAACTAGTTCAGGTATCTTCATAGCAATATAGAACGCAAGTCCTGCCACTAATACAGGCAAGAATCGAAAGTTCATATCTGAAGTCTGAACACCACTTCCAGCGTCCTCAATACGACGCATACGCCAGTAATACAGAACGTAGTTGTCGCTATCTGGTACAGGCCACACGTTTACTACAGGCGCGTCACGTAGCCGCTCAATGTAGAGTTGAATTGGCCTACCCTGAGATAACTTGTTAGGGATAGACGCGTAGGTACTTACACTAATACGACTTATAGTAAGATCAGATTGCGTTGCCGCATTGCCTGCACCCGTACGGATTTGGTGCTCCATCAAATCTATTGTATCCGCAGGTAGCACATATGCGGACGTACCTTCGACAAGATTTATTGTACCCTCGTCGATTGTCCACATATTAATGCCACGGTTCTGCCACTCAATAGTCATCAAGTTCATAGACCGTCTAGCAGTACGTAGATCGTACCCCGAACGCATTTCACGGCCCGCACGCTCCCACGCTTCTTCAGCGATCTCCGTGAAGTCCATGTTAAACGTTGTGGTACCGGATGTCGTCATTGTTACTTCCCAGCCTTCTTAGCAGCTTTTGGTGCTTTTGGTGCTTCCGATACTTTAACAGGGGGCTGCATTTCTGCGAGCTTTGCTTCTGCTTCCGCTTTGCTCATCAACGCAAACACAACAACGTCGTATCCACCATCGGCATTTTTTGTGCCTATCTGGTAAACTGGCTCCCCTGTAGAGAACCTACCATTTTGGAAAACTTCCATCACTTCTTCTCCTTCCGCTTTGCTGGGGATACCTTACGCGGTTTACCCGCAGGTTGCCCCAGTTTCTTTTTCTCGGCTACTTTTTTGCGCTTTTCACCCGCGCTCATCTCACCGCTTGTTTTAGGAGTTTTACTACTTACACGTTTCGACGGTCTACAATAAGGTGTCCCGCGTGATTCCCCTTCTTTACGTCCGCAAGCCTTACCAGTACGCACATCCTTCCAGTCCTCTTTGAACCAGCGTTTAAGTGCCGCACCTTTCTCTGTCTTGCGAACTGCCATTATTTCTTACCTTTTGCTTTCCTACATTTGGCGATTGCTCCCGACGCGTATGCTGAAGGAAACACTTTGTATTGTGACTTTACCTTGGTATAGCACGAATCTTTAACCGTGCCCCCAGCTTTATACCCACAACCGCAATCGCTTTTCTTGTAGTACCTACGCATTAGGAACCTTTCATTGTCACCATTTTAGCAGCGCGTGTACCTTTTGTAGCGCAACCAGAACCGCGAACTTT